GTCGAATTGGCCGCAGCCAGTCGACCGACCAGAGATCCCAGTTGATCAAGAGGACGTCGCGTGGCCGCATAAAGCGGTTGGCGATGATCCTGACCGTGCTGAAATCCCCGACATAGATGTCGACCGTGGCGATAACCTTTCGCTCGGTGACATCCACCGTTTTCTGTGCGCCCCCGGCAAACCCTGATGCGACCGTCTTATTACCGGCACCGGTCATCACCACGTCGGGCTCTTCCGACGAGTTGTTATAGATGCCCTTCATTACCCCTTTGAGCATGGCTTCGGTAAATGCGCGAGGCGTTCCGTCTACTCTGGCGTCAGTGCCGTCTCCTGTGGGGTTGGTACCGACGTGATCGACATTGGTCTTGATCCAGGACAGGACACTGGCGAGCTTTGGCGCCGTTGCCGCCGCGCCCGTCACCTTGGCCTGGTTGCTGAGCAGGATCGCCTCGATGTCGATCTTCAGCTCCTTCGCCCGCTTGGTCATCTGGTAAGCCAACTCGGTGCGCCGGCCTGCTTTGTTTACAGCATCGAGCGTGCCGCTAATAATCACCTCTTTACGGGAGATCTGTGTGCGGTTGCCCAAGCGTTGGGTAACACTTGCCGGCGTAAAGGTCGCGATATCGTCGCCCTGAAACTGCGCGTTTGCAATATTCGGAGCAGCCAGACTATCCGTTTGCCACTCGTGCAGCACAGCATCTGCTGTGCCTCGTCCAACATTAGAAGTGAAGGGGGTATCCACCCCTGTTATCGCGCGGCTCTTTATCCGCGCTTCTACCGGTTACCCGGCAGGTCAGACTATATCATCCCTTTCGGGCGGGGCGCTCGTGGAGGCAATTACTGCCTTGGCCATTCTGGAGCGTATCGACGGTTGCTTCCATCGAAACCTTGAAGCGCAACTATGAGAGCAGAAGAGATGGGCCTTACCAGCCGCGTCACTCCAGCGCTTCGATATGAATTTACCGCATTCTTCGCAATTGCCGCTCCAGCGGCGGTAGGTTCGGCCTCTAGTCGTTACACCTTCAACGGGCTTTCGCCCGAAGCTTGGCTCGGGATTGTCCTCGGCACTACCCGGTCGGAGGTTCCCCGAATTCACCCCGTTTGCATCTGATGCAATATGTACCGCCCAACCGCACCACTCACATTGAACGGAAACAGACACCATCACCTCCTTACAGAGGCGATGATGATACTACATCAGAGGACCGAAACTCCAGTCGGACTTAGGTTGTATATCATGTCGCTCAGGTCCTCCCGCATGCCCTGGATACCCGGAGAACCTGCGAAAGTGGTAGCCGTACCAGCGATAATAGCCATCAAAGGCTCCATCAGAGGGAATGCCGGCGTCTCACGACGCTGGCGGGGACTGTTGCCTAAGCAGTCTTTGGCATCACAGAACCTCCAAGAGATAAGCAATCGCGTCTTTTTCACTGCCGGAACGCTTCAGGCTGGCCATCTTTTGCCCGCGGCGCTGGGCCGCTTGGGTATCACCGCGTTGTCGCGGCGACCCCGGCGGCTGCACCTGGGGCGCGGATGTGTTGCGCTTTGCCTCGGCCTGCCGGCGGGCCTCTTGGACCCGATCGGCCTGCATCGCTTTGTCGACCACCAGGAGCACCCGGTGGTCGACCACTTGACCGATTTCCTGGTCGGAAAAGCCGCGCTTGTTTAGCCAGGACCGCATCTCTGCGACCTTTTTCGGGGCCTTTTCCTGGTCCCCAAAATCGGGCAGAGCCTCGATCAGCCGCTGCTGTTCCGCCTGCCGGAGCTGCGCGAATTGCTGGGCCTGGGCCTGTTCGGCATGGGCTGCAACACGCTGCAATTCCTGCTGAATACCACCGATCCGGCCGCGCATGGCGTCCCGTTCGGCAGTCATCCTGACGTATTCGGCGGGCTGCTCCTGGGCCAGTTGCTGCCAATCGATGTTGGCAAACCGCTGCGCTTCGGGGGCTGCCACGAAGAGTAGCTGCTGGAGGTTGCGGGCGTAGGCTTCGCGTTCGGCATGGATTTCTTGGAAGGTGCTTTCGAGCGCCTTACGGTGCTCGGCTATCTCCTGGGTTTTTGCCGTAAAGGCTTTATTTTGCTCGCTCTCCCGCCGGACGATAACCGCCTGGGCTTCGGGTGGGAGCTGCGCAAAAACAGCCTTGTCGTCTGCTCGTAACCAACTCTCAGGCGGTGCGACACTCTGATGGCCCTCGCCGTCCTCGCCCTCCTGGACGGGTTCGGTGTCGGGTTCGTATGCCTCCTCCTCGTCACTGGTGGCCGGGTCCTCCGGTCCAGGCAACGGATCCTGTGGATCCGGCTGCTCCGCTTCCGCCGGCACGTCTGACGCGCGCTGCGGTTGTCTCTGTTGCTGGCGTTTAGGGCGGTCGTCGAGAAGGCCCTCAATGCCCTCCATGACCTGCGCCTCGGACCACTCGGCGGGCGCGTGTGCGCTCTCGCCCGGGACCTGCTGGCCGGCGTCGCTCATCATTCCATCCATGGGATAAGCCGGCGTCTCACGACGCTGGCGGGGTGTTAAACGGACGCTACTCTTAGCTCGGCAACCTTTCGCCGCGCTCGTAAGCCTCTCGCCCGTCCATACTGTGGTGGACGAAAACCCCCTCGTCCTCCGAGGGGCGACACCAGCAATTGCTGGATGTCACGTGCTCGCGGAGGTCGTTAAGCGGGACCACATGACGCTCAGCCACTTTAAATTCGCTTGCTCTCTTTCAGCGGCGTGGTCGGGCGCTTGTTGCGCACCACCTCGGAGAGGACCGCTTTTGCCTGGTCCAAAGTTTCCGGCGACACCGCGCCCGCTTCAGCCTCGGCGACCATGCGTTGCAGCGTGCGGGCCAGCAGTTGCCGGTTGGTCAGGCCCCAGATGTTGTTACCCGCCATTATGGGTGCGCCCTTGGGGGCCTCTCCCGCGCAGCCATGCCGGCCTCGGCGATCATCAGTCGAAGCTCACCCTTGAACTGTTCCAGGCCGCACAACAGGGCATACGCCGCTTCCCGGGCCTCTTCTTCCCCGACCGCGGTCTGTCGCCAGGTGGCGACCAGCTTTTCCTCCACCCGCCGCAACGCCAGATGCAATACCGGGTCGGCCAGGAGCTGCTTCGCCGCCTCGCCCAGCTCGGTTTTGCTCTCTGGCGGCGGGACGATGGCTTTCCAAAGATCGAGCAGGTTCATCAGTAATCTTGGGCCGCAGTCGCGGCGCTGCCGCCGCCGAGCAGACCGGCGATGCCGTATTTTCTAAGGATACTGATCAGCTTGTCGTCGAACACGGCGTAGTTGCTGGAGCCCTGACCGGCGCCGCGCGAGCCTTGGTCGAGGTAGCGGATGCCGGGGATGCCGGCTTCGCGCAAGCGATCAGAAGCCAACCGCTGGGCAAAATCACCCGGCGCGCCCCAATCGCCGTTTATCTCTTTTCGCGCCAACCCCTTATAAAACTCCTCACCGCTCGGCAGATACAAGCGAAGGGCGTCCTCCGGCGTTCGCCCGCGTGCCACCACGCCCCCCTTGCCGGTGACGCCCATACCGAGGGCGTCCGCAACCATGTAGTCGCCGGAGCCGGTTTGCCGGAGCCGGTAACCGGCAGGCAGTCCGGTTGGTTGCCCAAGTTTTTGTAATGCCGTCAGTACATCTGGCGGTTGCCCAGCTAACGATTTATCCCAATCGAGAAACCGCGCCGGATCGGCGTTGATGTCGACCTCGTACATATGACCGGGGAGCAGCCGCTCCACCGTATCGTTCAGGTAGCGATAATTTCGCAGATCGCCGGAGGACACTGCCGCAGCCGGATCATAGGTCGGCAACAGATCCCGCATCGCTTTAATCGCTTGCGGATCTTGAGCGAGAGCCTCGGCACGCGTTCCCCTTAACCGTGCCGCAATATCTTCCGGCTGCAAGTTCGCGCTCTTATTGGCCTTCAAAAAATCGTCAAGCGCGTTAAAGGCCGCGCCCGCGCCGAGATCATCGCGATACCCCCGCGCCACACCCTCGTTCTCCGCGAAATACAACCCATGCCCATAAGCCTGCGCCCCCTCGCCGGTACCGATCTTGCTGAGGTCGAACCTGTCAAAATCATGCGGGCTGCCGTGGAAAGCGCGGATACCGCCCATCTCGTCCGCCAATAGGCCGCGCATCGTCCCTGGCGGAACCGCATACTGCGCCCCGGCCCGCAACGCCCCCGCGGTGGGGTAGAGCGAGTTGGCGAGCCCGCCCGTGACAAAGGTCGCCACATCTCCAGCTCGTTGCAGCCCCGGCCCCACCGGGATCTCACCGCGGTAGATGTCCCCGCCTGGCTGGCGAAAACCGAGGGTGTTAAGCGTGCCTTTGTTGAACCGCTCGGCGAGGCCGGCCGCCGCTGTCCCGATCTCGCCGATGGCTTGATTTGCATTGTGCCAGTAAGTGCCGACACCGGTATCCGGCACGGCGGGGCGGTCGAAGCTCGGTGTAATACTGTCCGCACCCGCCGCCTGGAGACGCTGCAAAGCATCAAGAGATTGCGGCCTCGCCGTCCCGGGGTCACTCTGACTGCCGCCGCCCAGATACTGCTGCAGCCAGTCGAGGACACTCACTCGCGGGCCGCCCCATTAGTCGGCTGTTTGGGCTGCTGATCGTAGGCGCCGGCGGCAAACTTCAGCTCGATCTCTTTCAGCTTGGCCTCGCCCTCGATCTTCACCCGCGCCATACCCACCGCCAAGTCGTTCTGGGCCTTGGTTTGCTCCATCTCCATCTCGTGGTTGGCTTTGAGGAAGGCCAACTGCTTTTCATGCTCCAGGCGCTGCTGCTGGATCGCCGCCTCTGCGTTGGCCTTTTCGCCGAGCAGATGTTCGGTGGCCTTCGCTTTCACCAGCATCGCCTGCATCTGGCTCTGAGCCTTCATCTGCTCGGTCTGGATCTTGGCCTGCGCCTGCGCCATCGCCGGGTCGGGTGGCTTTGGCGGCGGTGGTGGCGTTCCCGGCGGCGGGCCTTGTGATGGGTCAGCAAAGAAGGAGGACTTAAACCCGGCGTTTTCCTGCAGGGCTTTTAGCGCATCGTAGACATTGCTCGGGTACACCAGCGGGCCGCTAACCCCCTGCTGTTGCTGCACGATCGTCCCCTGCAACTGGATGATCTGCATCAGGTGCTGGAGGGTCTGGTCGCGGTTGCCGGTGCCGAGCCCGACACTCACGCTGAGCGGCATATCCTCGCGCCACTCGCGCGGGTTAACCGTCATCCAATCGCCGGTCACCCGGATGATGCGCTCCTGCTGTTGGTGCTTGCGGACCAGCCGCATCACCCCGCGCATCAACTGTTCGACCCCGTGGGCAAAGATCCGGGCGAACAGCTCCACCCGTTGCGCCGCCGCCTGCTGGAGAAGACTGACACCGGTCGCGGTCTTATTCAGGTCATCCGGGTTGATGCCCTGGTTGTGCCGGGCGACACCGGTTCTGACCTCCTGCGTCTGGTCGAGATACTCGACCAGCGGGAAAGACTTGTCGGCGGTAAACGGGATCATCATCGGCTGGATCGAGCCGATCCTTCTGGACCTGACGACACCGCCGGGGCGCAGGGTCAGGAGGTCGTCATAGGTGTTTTCGTTGACCCCGTCGTCCGCCACCTCGATCCGCGGCCAGTTGGAGAGGAAGGCGTTATCGATCATCTGCCGGATCAAGGTGCTCTTGATCAACTGCAGATCCATCGTCAGATCAGCGAGGCTGAGACCCACCAATTTATGGCTGGACGGGATCGGGCAGATCGATACAAACCCCGGTTCATCGACGCACTCGACCGCGGGCTTGCCGTCTTTGGTCAGGATGATCAGACCGTTGCCGGCCGTCATCACCTTATAAAGCTCGGTGGTCTTACCGTCCTCGTCGAGGCTGAACCGGGCGTAGCTCTCCTCGACCCAGATCTCCCGTCCGGCGTCCCTGCGGTCGGGGTAGGGGTAGTCATCCTCCTGGTGACGCTCGACCCGCTCCAGATTGTACTCGCCGCTGTCGTCCTGCGGTACCAGGTCAAGGCACTCCTCGTCATAGCCCTGCTGGATCAAATCGCTGTAGGTCCATCGGCGGCGGTGGCTGATAAACGGGATGTCGCCGCGCTTGCTACGCTGCGAGAACAGGATCTCTTCCGGTGGTATGTTGACGATCGTGACCTTACCGTTCTCGCGGGTGACCCGTAATGTGCAGTCGTAAAGCTCGATCGGAGACGGCGCGGGCGGCTGAGGCAGCGCTGTGGGAGCTGTGGGAGCTGCAGGCGGCCCAGGCGGCCCTAAAGGCGGCCCCGAGCCCTGCGGCGGCGCGGATAGCTGTGGCCCACCTGAAGGCGCTTGAGCAAGCGGCGGAGAGGGTATTTCCCCGGATGGAGGTAGACCGCCTGGCGGCGATCCGGGAAAGGGCGGAGGTGGTATTGCAGGCATGGGAGGCGGCGGAACATAAGGCCGGTCGAGGTTGAACTCGTCCATGTCCTGGAGGTATTTCGTCAATTTGACGACCTCGACATCCTCGTCACTGCCTAGAAGCGCGTCGTACTGCTCCTTTGTCAGCCCGGTGTAGCTCTCGGTCTCGGTGGTCTTCTGGGTGTCCCAGTAGTATTTTACCCAACCTAACCGTTCCAGAAGTGCATCCTTAAACCAATCGTGCA